TGATCCACTTGCATTAGCGCAACTGCCATCGGCCTGAGCCATGAGAATCTAGGATTAAACTTGCTCTGTTCCGTATCCTATCGCAGTGTATTGGAATTGACGACTCATAATTACGCCACTGGGATTCTGGAACGTCACCGTAAAGCCTGTTGAGGTAGGTGCGGTCATCGTGTAAAAATCACCGCTTTCCATGTCATACGGCGAAAGAGCAACCGCAACTCTTGTGTCATCGTCTACATAAAACGGATTATCGAATGTCACTTGGAAAGGGCCAGAGGTATTGGAAACAAGCACGTTGCTGTTTTCTGTCCGTCGCTCAAACTGGATAGTTGCTCCAAGCTTGTCCACAATTGGAGTTTGGTCAGGATGTAACGCCTTTAGCTCAGCCTTGAACTGGAACTGCCTTGCAGTGAAATTGCCGTTTTCGACAGGCGCCCACGCTCCAAACGTAAGGTTTGACTCATGGTAAATCTTGTTGGTTTCTGCGACTGAAGGGACTGCTGCACCTGGATCGTAATTGTCAAAATCATTCCAAGTATCAATAAGTGCTGTTCTTTCGTCAATTGTGTAATCGACAGGAGGCCCGGCCGGAGGAATATTGCTAATCATGGTATCGCCGCTTTGCGTTATTAACGTGTCATCGTCTTGCGTTAACAAAATTTCAATAGCACTTGCATCTGCTTGGTTTGTTTGGATTATGTCGCCATTTTGAGCAATTAGCTGGTCGTCGTTTTCAGAAACAAGATTGTCAGGAACTATAACTTCTTCGCCAAATAGCAAGTAGTTGTTGTCTTCAGTCAAGAAATAAGTGCCCGTTGTTATTTCATCTGTCGTGCGAAAGTAAATGTCAGCAGTCGTGTCGTCAGCAAGTTCTCCGTCAACATCGCTCCACGTATCGATGAGCGCCGTACGATTATCAATTGAGCTAAGCGGATACAACCCGCGAGAAGTTAAAACACGCCTTAAATCAATGCTAAATCTGCCGCCAAGATCTAATATCTTTTGGAAGTGATAGACGCCAGAGGTGCCCCGCGTTCCAACAAAATCAACAGACGATAGCTGGTCAAATGTCCCAGGAATCTCGTCAATCTTGCCGTCGCCGTCAAGGACAAGGCCGTCATACTCACTGTCGTAATAAACGCCAAAACCCTCGCCCAAAAATGGTTTGACGTTTTGCGCTGGGAAATCTTCTCGGATTAGTTCATAGTTAAACCTGGGGATTCCGTCAATCGCAAGCAAAGTAACCGCAACGGCGTTGGCACTACGTATGCCAAATATTGTCTGAAACTTGATAAAATATGTTCCGTTTATTCTTGGTAAGATTACAGACGTTGAATTTGCTAAAACAGTTCGCAAAATAGACGTATTGGCCCAGCTTGCATTTGTTGAATCATCTGTCGTGTGGCGTATAACCGCGCGTAATGACTCCTTGTTAATACCCGTTGGGCCAATCTCCCAACGCAACGAAACCTGATCTTTAGTGACAACCTCTAAAGTTACGTCTGTTGGGTCAGGCGGCGTAAGCGGTGAAACTGGGACAGTGAGATCAATCGACGCATCAGCAGATTCTTTCGAGCGTGGCGCTGGGCCAACTGCCCGCACGAAGAACGAGAAGCTGGTGCCGGGAATTACATTATCAACAACAAAGTTTGTGTTTGTGGTTGTTGTTTCAATAAAATCGCCATTGCCTATTTTGTATTTGATCTTAAAGAAGATCGCAGTAAACGCACTGCCACGGCTCCAAGACGCAGTAATCCGTGTTGTCGTAACATCGTCTTTTGTTACTTCTTCGGCGCTTAAAAGTAGATCAACTGGGACAGGTGGAGCCTCATCGAATAACGTAACGTCTGCAAATTCAAGTAGCGCGTTCTCGGTTTCGACAACGTTATAAATGTTGTCTACATGCTGAACGCCTGTAATTGAATACGTTCCATTCTCACCCTCGCCAATTGCAAGACACCTAAATTTCTGATGCTTGACGTTGCTAGCTTGGATTGAATAAACGGTTTCTACCTGTGGGGCAGAACTGAACGCAGACGAAACGTTAATTACATTCCCCACGACACCGCTAATCGATTTGGTTTCTGTCGTTCCATCAGCCAACACACAGCTCAACTGACGATTCGTTCCAATCGGCAACGTAATTATTTGATCTGTCGTAACAGACGTTGTTGTTGACGCCGAAATGCGACCTGCCAACCTTGCGCCCTGACGCATTGCGTCCGAAACTGCAAAGATCTGACCAGGCATCACCATCAAGCCCTCAAGGCCAACAGCAAACGTGACGGTTTCGCCCTCTGTTTCCTCAGAGGCAAGAACCCATTTGCCCATTCGTTGAGCTTGGAACTTAGACGTGCAGCCAAACGCCACAATGTCGCGGATTTGGAAGCCGTATTTATTGACTAACTCCTTGTTCTCAATAACAACAAAGTCAGGACGGTAAAAATTGTCTGGGTCGTTATAACGAACGCGGACCCTAGTGCTTCTTGTCTTCAAGGAAGCGCCGTTATAGCTAAAGCCACCGCCAACCACATTTGAGTTGGTAAACAGATGGACAGGCTCAAGAGCAGTCGTTGTGCTGCCTAAAACGCCATGGTCGCCAGCCACTTGGATCGTGTCTGACTTCCAGTAGATCATTCCCCGGAATACGCTTGCCAGATCTTGCAAGACGCTGAACGCATCTGCTGGTGAGGCGATCACCGTATTAATTGCAAAGCGTGGCTCCGTTCCACCTGCACTTGTTGGTACAAGCTCGTTGCAATACTTAGACAGCTCAATCAGATCAATCCAGCTCAGCTCTTCTGCACTAACAAAATCACCAGCCCCATAACGGCTGTTCGTCACCATGTCGTAGAAACAACAGACCGGGCAGGTCGTGTATTTACGCGCTTGCAGCTTGCCATTGAAAGGGATGTTGCCGCCATAATTCAAGCTTCCATCCGCACGCACCATTGCGCTGGATGGAATCTGAACCTTCATCCCTTTGATCTCGTATGCACGAGCGGGGACGGTGTTGAATTGATCTGTTGAAAGACTTAGGCCAACGCAAGCTGTGTGCTTGTATGCCGTTTTAATATCCGTCCCAGCAACAATCGAAGACCAAACGACCGTATCGCCTCGGCCACTAGCTAATGGGGTCTTTTTGCTTACATCTTCAAGGTCATTGAATTTAATCTCAAAAGCTTCTTCTGCATCCGGGCCTGGGATATTAGATCTAAATTTAAGTTTATCAACTTTAATTTGCCAAGGCCCTTCTCCCGTTAAATCAATTCGAGGGGTTTGGTATTGGTAATTTGATGTAGAAATTCCCCTAAATTCTTTATAGCTTTGTCCGTCAAACGTAACGTTATTGAAACCGCTATTTTTACTTTTAATTGCAATTCTAATCCGTATTGCTGCGGGGAATAGCTGACCCCTTGCGAGACCTTCAACTGCTGTTGAAAACAGTTTTGGAATTGTAAACAGAAGTCTGACAAAGTTAGTCTTTGGATCGGTAATTGTTTTAACAAGGCTTCCCGCTCCATAATCTCTTTTTAAAACTTCATTGTTCTCGTCAACCTCTTCGCTGTAGTTTTCGCCAACCTGCGTGTCTACAGAAATAATTGTTGTAGTGGCGTTTGCAAATTGATCGCTTACTCCAATCCTAGTTTGGCTGGCTGTGCCTTTTCGTATTGCAAAATCGTTTGATTTAACAGCTTTTTGATCAGCAGAAGTCTCGTCAAGAAAAATGCTCTTACTGCTTTGGGTCGCAAGACCTTCAATCGGTCCTTCACACAGAAGATCGATTAGCTTGATGGACGACTCGGAATTTAATGCCATAAGTCAGTTAAGCGAGGTCGTACCCAAATACATGGACCCGGAACTTTGTCGGCGCATCAGTGTCAACATCCATAATAGTAATCTTCAAAGTTAATTGCTTATTGTTTTCAAGCCTGGTCCATTGAAGCCTTTGCGCCCAATAATATTCTTGCGACTCTTCCAAATATCCTTGAATAGTATTTTCAGCAACAGCAACTGTTGGATTGTCGCCAGGCATGCTGTGTATAACTTCAATTCGATACTGTATAAATCCATCAATTTTTGTTGAATTGTCTCCTCTACCAGCTCGACCATAAAGTCCGTCTTCAAGCTCAAACAACACATCAAACTCGTCCTCATATTTAACTTTGGTGTCAATACTGCCGAACCTGTGTTCGCTGTTTTTTTCAAGGTTTTTATTTAAACCAGGCCCAAAACCATCGCCTGATGGAATAACTCTTCTTTTGTTGTCTTTGCTTGTTTTGTATTGGAAAACGTCGCGTGAACTAAGCCGTTTTGTCGCCACGCCAGCCTCTTGATTAAACTCACGCTCCACCTCACTGCCATTAATCAAGATTGTTTCGCGCCCTGGTGCCTTAATTGCTGTTGCAATTGGATCGGAGACATCTGTTGCTTCAACAGCTACTGACAACATGTGACCGCCAAGCATGGCGCGACCGTACACAACAGGAATTGTTGAACCGTTGCCAACCGTATTGGCTGGGCCGGTGTACGCATAAGACTGCTGACCACTTGCGCCACGCGTTACACCTTGTGGCCCAGGACCACGAAAGTTTGTGCCGTCCATACGACGACTGCCAAGCTTTGGCAGTTCTGGCTGTGGTGAAATCATGTTTGCTACACCACCAAGAATCAGACTTGCGCCAATTGCACTTAAGCCTGTGCCAAGTGCTGTAGCAAAAGCACCGCCAACAGCAACTCCACCGGCCGTACCAGCAGCGAATAATCCCGTACCTATCGCCTGCGCTCCAAACAACCCCGCACCAGGCAACAAAAACGACGCCGCAACCAGGCCAACACCAATCAAAATTTGGCCCGCTGAACCGCCACTACCGCTGATCACCGGCACAAGCATCATCGGCCTGCTGCCAAACGGCAAATGCAACTCGTCATATCCCATCGCCGCTCCAGACTGAATCAGCTTGTAGCCAACACCGTTTTGGTGCGCTGTCAGCAGATCTTTCTGCAACCTCGGATGGTTAAGACACAGCAGCTTGATCGCGTCGGCTGGTGTCCTTAGGTTGTAATACTCGTGGTGTGTGCCGTATTTTTCGCCCAGCTCACCGGCTAACATCACCAGTTGCATAGCGATAGACGGCGGCAACGCTCTGCCTATAGTACCGCCCAAAAGGTTCCAC